CTGTTCTGTATTGTGTTTTGGTTCCCACATTATCATTTATAACCTGTGTCTTGATTGATTCAGCCGTCCAGTTCAATGCTTCCAATTGCTCTGGTGATAAACTCTGTCCGAACACGTCGCCGTATGCCATGACCACTGCTGCCATATTCCCGCTTGAATGTTGACTGTTGAAGTCTTCGAAGTCAAGGCAGTAGGGTAGCCTGTTTTTAAGTACTCCGGTTACCCTGTTGATTACGTTGACATCATTTGCATACTTTCCAACTGGGAATCTATGCGGCAGAACGTTTTCGCAGTTGTAAAATGCGAAGTTCGCAATGATATAACTAGTCACGTCCGTGCCGTATATTGCCCTCTGCTTTCCCCATTCGTACTTTGTTGATGCCCAGGCCTGTATAGCTGGTCTTCTGTCCAGAAAATGTCTTGCGTCGAATGATGGCATATTTGCTATGGCTATAAATTTGTTTTTGAGGTTGCGATCTGTTTTGATGACATATCTGTCGTCTTCCACATACTGTGAATGTATGCTGCCTGAGGCGCTCCACTGCCACCTCGAAGCCCAGTACTCCCGCCAGCTGAACTTGGCTGGTTTCCTACCAATTGACGCTGCTCGTGTGAATATTGCTTGAGCCGCTCGTCTGACATCATCTGGTTGCAGTTTGGCCAGATTAGCCTGTTGACGGTTCTTTTTCTCTCCTTCCCAGTCGACTCCCCCTTCAATTCTATTGATCAACACGTCGAGCTCAAATATTTCTCTGAGGTCCACATCAACAAGGTTCTGCAGAGACTTTGCTTCCACTGATAAAGACTTAGCCACTTTCGTATAAGTAGCTATATCCGGGCAATCAAATAATCCCATAGCTTTGACGCCTTGGAAAGCCTCCTCCGATATTGCGCAAGTCCAGGCTATCATGCCGGATGCCATTGGTAGCGTAGCATCTTTCGGTAGTTGCAGTGCATATGCTATGCGCATCCTGCGGTCAAAAGGTACCGCCTTTGCAATCTCGCTTGGGGTAAAATGTATGTGATGTGCGGACGTGATCTTTGATACTGGTAATGAATCAGCTTCCATGATTGTCAGCTTCATACCGTATCCTGTCGCCTCAATTCGGGGTCTATACAACATGGCCGTATTTCTTGGGTCGTTATAAGCTATTGAGCTGTATAAACCATTGAAATGACGAGTCATTGTTGCTAAAACCTCCACGTTCTTGGTCACCAAGTACTGATCAATGTAAGCATACCAGTAGCATCCGTCAACGCCTTGTAGCATCCTTCCTCGTAGCAGCGTTCCGAATATTGTGCAATTCACGTCACCTTCAGATGGTGGATGGTCTGAGGCTCCGACTAAAACCAAATCTGCCCTGGAGAAATCTACCGCTTCATATGCCCCTCCACTCCTTATGCTCAAGCAAGTCGGTATATACCCTTGTCTGATACGGAGTCCTATGTCCTTTTTCCTTTGGCCGCGCGTTACCACGATGACATCTAGCTGCCGTTCAATGCCACCGTTCAAATTGTGTATTCTTGCCTCACTCCGTTCGGCGTATGGCAGTACCGCTGATGAGTAGTTCTCTACTCGGCACCTAGGGCAGGCTCGTCGACCCCCCGATCCTCTTGCGCCACCGTGGAAGCAACCAC